GCCTCTGAGGCATGGGTATTTACAATTACATCCGCACAATCTGGGGCTTTGCCAGTAGGCGCCTATATCTTGGACGCTAAAATAGTGGCGGCAAACGGCTCGGTTGACTACCCTGATCCGCTTCTTATCGACCTGGTAGAACGGGTGACGGTATGACCAGCGTAATCGAATGGGTAATTCCGGCGCGCGCTGAACTTGAATGGTTCGGCCAAACGTTGGGCATTATTGCGACGATTCAGCGTGACGGGACAAGCGCAGTAGCGTCGGTTGTCGGCGTTCAAGGTGATAGCGCGTATGTGGTTTGGTTGGCCGAAGGGAACTCGGGCACGGTCGATGATTTCCTTGACGATATTGCTGCCGGTGCAATTACTGCCAGCGCCGCGTCTGCATCCGCCGCAGCAACATCCGAGACCAACGCAGCAACGTCAGAGACCAACGCATCAACGTCAGAGACCAATGCCGCGACATCCGCGACCAATGCCGCAACATCCGAGAATAACGCCGGAAATTCCGCGACCGCTGCCGCAACTTCCGAGTCCAACGCCGCGACTGATCTTGGATTAACCAATGCAGACGTGGTTTCGACTAATGCCGATGTGGTTACGACAAACGCCGATGTGGTTTCCACTGGCAATGACGTCTCAGCGACTAACGCAGACGTTGTAAGTACAGGAAACGACGTAACCGCGACCAACGCTGATGTGGTTTCCACTGGGAACGACGTTGTGAGCACAGGCGATGACGTAACCGCCACCAACGCCGATGTGGTCTCCACTGGGAACGACGTCACTGCAACCAATGCAGACGTTGTAAGTACAGGTAATGACGTCACTGCAACCAACGCCGATGCAGTTTCCACTGGCAATGACCGTACTGCCGTTGCAAGCGACCTCGTCGCCACAAACCAAGATACGATTGATACCGCTGCCGATGTCGTGCTTACGAATGCAGACGTTTCCAGCACCAACGCTGATGTCCTTTCAACAAATGCAGATGCAGTTTCTACCGGTGGTGACGCGACTGCAACCGCAGCTGATGTTGTGTCCACGAATGCGGATGCGGCATCAACGGCTTCTGATCGCTCTGCGGCGGCGACCTCTGCAACAAACGCAGCCACGGCTGAGACCAATGCAGCCACGGCTGAAACCAACGCCGCAAATTCGGCAACCGCTGCAGCAACGTCCGAGACAAATGCCGGAAACTCTGCAACGGCTGCGGAAACGGCTAAAACTAACGCTGAAACGGCTGAGACCGCTGCCGCGCAATCGGCAGCCGATGCTGCGAACAGCGCAGCATCGGCTGCTGGTGGCGGTCTTCAAATTAACCAAGATTTGGCTGACTTAAACAATGCAGGAACAGCTCGAACAAACATTGGTCTTGAAATTGGATCTGATGTTCAGGCGTATGACTCGGTGCTGGACGCGACAGAAGCATCATACACCACGGCAGAGGAAACAAAACTTTCTGACATTGAGGCGAGTGCGGACGTAACTGACACGGGAAATGTCACAGCGGCCGGTGCTTTGATGGAAAGTGAGGTTGCAAATTTAGCCGCTGTCAAAGCGTTTGATGTGGCTGATTATGCAACTGCCGCGCAAGGCTCAACAGCCGATAGCGCCCTCCAATCTTCTGACATCGGCACCGCTGCTGCTCTTGATGTTGCATCCACAGGTGACGCTGCTGCGGGGCAAGTCGTCAAAGGCAATGATAGCAGGCTCGTTGCGGGAATTTCCCCCATCGCCGATGCAATAATTTTCGGGACTTAAGCCATGTCCTTCAAACAAGACTATCGCGTCATTTCAGCGGGTACTTCAGCAACCCTTTACACAGTGCCGACAGGTGCCGAGGCGTCAGCGCCCACACTGACTCTGACGGCGGTTGGAACTGCCACAGCCACTCTTACGATATTCGATAATGCGTCTAGTGCGGCAATAGCCGTCGCTGTGAACATCCCACTGACAGCAAACGTGCCGTGGGCATTGCCAAAGCCCTTGATGCTTAATGATGGTGATGAAATTCGCGTTGCTGTCGCTGGTGCGGATGTTGGGTCCATTCTCGGCATCTTCGAGGATACGCCCATTGGTCAGGCTGTGATTTTTAACGTCCGTGGTCCATACGTCAATGCTGCCACCTACGACAAAGGCGACGTCGCTGAAGAAGCGGGTACATCCTATATTTGCCGGACTAATGGCACTACGGGCGACAGACCCCCGTCCGCAAACTGGATGATCAATGCTGAAAAAGGCAACACTGGTGAAATGGACCTTGCGACGTATGATCCACAGGGGATCGGATCGGATGCTTTTGCACGCGCCAACCATACCGGCACGCAACTACTCGCAACGATCAGTGACGCAGCGGCGGCTCTTGCGCTGAAATCCAACCTAACAACTAACACTTTCACAGGTAAACAGACGCTTAACGGATCAGACTCAACTTTTGGATTGGAGTTACTTAACGCGGTAGAAAAAACAACTGTCATAGCTACGGTGCCCCCAACAACAGTTAATTTTAATGTTAATGATCAGTCCGTTATTATTTACACAACAAACGCTACTGCGACATGGACAGTTAATCTGAGATTTAGTTCCGGGACATCACTTAACAATGCCATGTCTGTTGGGCAATCAGTAACCGTAACTCTCATGGCATCTATGGGGGGGACTGCATACCTTGGCACTTCTTTTGAAATTGATGGTTCAACAATAACCCCTTTATGGCAAGGAGGTGAGCCCGATGATGCAGGAGCTTCTGGCACTGACGTTTACTCTTTCACAGCAACTAAAACTGCGGCGTCAACTTACAAAGTTATCGCCTCAATGACTTCATTTAATTAAGGGGACATAGATGCCTATTTTAAGTTCAATTGGTAGTGGGTCTGCTAGGTCTTTGGGGCGCGGTTTTATCGGCGGTATGAAAGAAGTTTTCTTATCTACTGCAACCTTCAATAACGGGGGTACGGCAGTAATAGGGAATTTGATTAACGGACCTGACATTAATGAATCTTTATCTGGGTTGAGTAATGCCGCCCGAACCGTAATTGAACCAAATTTCACCATGCCGGTTAATGGAGTCCAGTCTTGGCGTGTGTCATATAGCGGACTTTATAGGGTCATTGTTGCGGGTGCTAGAGGGGGTAGCTCAGGTGCTAATAATAATTATTTTGGCTCACCTATTGCTGGGGGTAGAGGTGCTATAGTATTAGCTAATGTATATTTATCTTTCAAAGATACACTTTACATAATTGCCGGTCATAGAGGTGGGTATTACAATGGTAGTCAAGATGGAGGCGGTGGCGGAGGCTCTTTTGTTTCCGTAAGTAGATATGCTAATGGGGGGTCTCCAAATTTTTTATCAAGTACCCTTCTGGTTGCGGCAGGGGGTGGTGGGGGCGGTGCATCCAATACCAACGGAGGTATAGCATCAATGGACGGTGCATCCGGTCAGAGTGGAGGAGGGCTTACTCCGGGAACTGGTGGTTACGGAGGTCAGAACGGATCAGGTTCAGAACACGGTGCTGGCGGTGGTGGTTGGTTTGGACCCGGTACGGGAGCTAGTCAGACTCGTGGCAAGGCGGTCCGAAGCAATGATTTAGCTGGCGCAACGGGAGTATATGGGCTTTCTCAAAATGTTGGTGGTTTTGGCGGGGGTGCGGCAGGATGGGGGGCTGGGGGCGGTGGCGGAGGTTACTCAGGTGGCGGTCCAAAAACACACGCTTCTACCAGATCTGGAGGTGGAGGTGGCGGCTCATTTGTTTCGAGTGGTGCTAATAATATTTCTTATCTGACAGGCAACAATGGTAATTGGGGCGATCTTGGAAACGGTTATGTTACACTAACAGCATTGTGAAAAAAGATCACTTAATATGAAAAAAAGGTTAAGCTATGACAAACTACGCAAGAACGAAAAATGGTGTTTTATTAGATTATCCTTATTCACACGAAACACTGTTATTAGATAACCCAAACACGAAATTTGACAAACGTCATGATCTAGTAGGTTGGTTCAATCAGACTGAGTCAGCCACGATCCACGGCAATAAGTTGGAGGAAGTGGTTGAAGGATTAATCCCTGAATATGATCCAAGGACTCATAAAATATTCAAATCTGCACCTACTTTAGTTGAGGGTGCGTGGACCGAGCAATGGTCAATTGTTGAGCTGAGTGAGGGGGAACTTGAAGTCTTTTTACCCACTGTCTTGCAAATCAAAGAGGATGATGGTCGTCGCATTTTGGAAATCGCCCCTGAATGGATGCAGCGAAACCTAACTGCACAGGCTGCGGTTCTCGCAAAGATCGGCCAAGACAACTGGACGACTGATCAGGCGGATGAATGGGCTGCGGGCGAATTGATCTGGGCAAGTATCCAAGCAATTCGCACCGCTTCAAACATGATCGAAGCAATTGACCCAATTCCGTATGACGCCCTAACTAACGAGGATCGCTGGTCGTAATGTTTAAGCGGGGCACCACACGACGCTGGCAGTCCACTGTGGATATCCCTTGGGAAGTCGGCAGCAAGGGTAGTGGTCGTCATATTACGATACCGAGGGGCACTGAATTTGAAAGCAGTGTTCCCCTGTGGGCGCAGTGGTTCATACCCCGCGACGATCAGCGTTTCCTATTAGCTGCGCTGGTTCACGACCACATGCTTGATGCTGGCATCTACGGACGTCCACAGGCGGCGGCTGAGTGGTACGACGGGGCAATGGCAGGTGGCGCACCAGTGTTCCGATCCAAGGTCGCCTTCGTCGCGATAGCGGCATGGGCTGTGTTCAATCCGAGGTAACAAATGACTGATCAAGACAAGATAGCACACGCTAAGGCAATGGTCGCAAACGGCAGTAGTATCAACGCGGCGGCGATGGAGTCCGGTGTTCCCCGGTCCACATTACAGCGATACATTAAAATTGACCCGGCCATTGCGACGGGCATGGCGGCAATCGGCACGAACATGGTGCCTAATCTAATGTGGACCAAGACCGACCCGGCAGGGAACGTCTCGCACTCAGTTATGCTCAAGCCGACATCGTTAGAGTTCCCGTCGTTCCTCGAACAGATCAAGGACACGATCAGCGACCTCAAGTCTGGCATGCCCCAGAACCTGACGCGCCGGTTCGTGGAACGTGACGGATCACTGTTGGTACTCGACCCGGCGGATGTTCACATCGGCAAGCTGTGTGTCGAGGACGAGACGGGCGTCAGGTATGACAGCGTCATTGCAGAACACCGAATGGTCGAGGGGTGCCGCATGCTAATTGAGCGTGGCGTCCACAACGGTGCCACACACGTCCTGCTGGTGATCGGCAATGACATCGCCCACATCGACAACGCAAGGAACACCACGACGTCTGGCACCCCGCAGGACGTCAGCGGGTCGATCTTCAGCATCCACAGGGCGGCACAGGGTGCGTACGTGCGTGTAATCGCCATGTGCCTTGAAATGGGTCTGGGCGTCAAGGTGATGTTCAACCCGTCCAACCACGATTGGGTTCTCGGCTTCACCATCGCACAGTTCGTGCGCGCGTGGTATCGTGACCACCCCAATGTGGATGTCAGCGAATACAGCGTCAGCGAGCGGCATCGCAAGTATTTGCGGTTCGGAACCAACCTACTTGGTTTAACGCACGGTGATGGTGCCAAAGAAGCCGAACTACCACAGATTATGATGGTCGAGGCGCGCAGTCACATCAGCACCGCACCGCACCTATACTGGTACGTCCACCATTATCACCATAAGATACGCAAGGCGCTCGGAGTCCGGTCACAGGCGCGCGAGAAGGACCATGTGGCAATGACCATCATGAAGTCGGCAGCGGGCGCTATGGAAGGTGACAACTGCATGGTCGAGTACGTCCGGTCGCCGTCACCCGCCGATGGGTGGCATGATCGCAAAGGGTACATCGGCAGGCAAGCGGTCGAGGCATTCATGCACCACCCGCAAGACGGGCAGGACGGTCGGTTCACTGTGTGGTTCTAGTTATTGACGGCGCGTAAGATCAGGTCAACGATTTCGGTTGGTGTTCTATCATTTGTCACCTCAATCTCAGCCCACGGCAATTCCTCGGATTTGTGCGTGCCTTGACGTTCAACGCCGGGGCGTGTCAGTCGCACAACCTTACCACCCGCAGCGCGAACGGCGTCACTCTCGTTATCGAAACGTGTGTCATCAAACACCACGAACACGTGCTGTGCGACACCGCGCATCGCAGCGTCGACCCACAAGTCCTCGTGGATTAGCGCGCGACCCCAATCGGTGCCGAGTGTTTGCATCGCGTAACGTGGGGTCGCGCCGTTCAGCAAGGGTGACTGCGTTTCCTTCAGTGATCCCTCGACCATTTCTTGAATGATGTAGTCGCTCGCGCCTTGCGCGGCCAGTAGTGCGCGCAGCATGTCTTTGAGCGGCGTGGCGAACTTACGCTGCAAAAAACCGCGCAGTAACAGTTCGTTGGCGATAGTGGTCTTGCCCGACCCTATGTATCCTGACAATCCGATAATCATGAGTAGAACCCCCCGCAGTACAATATCCACAGCAACAACACAGTGGCAGCGATTGCCGACATCACGTTACTCCAACTATCTTGTTTCTGGATGCTGTTGTGTGCGCCGAGTGCAATGAGTATCGCTATTACAACTTGCGGCCAGTAAAATAACATTTGTGACATCAGAATTTCTTTCCGCCCACGGCGTTGCGGGCTGTGATCTTATGATCAGCCCTTGTTTTGTTGTATTCATGCTTGAGTTCGACCAGCTTCCACAGGTCAACGTCATTGATGTCGGCAATGGCACGCACGACATTGACACTTCTTTCGATGACATTGAGTGGTGACGCACCTGTCATGACCCGCACGACTTCGTACAGTTGTTCCGGGACAGTCCGCTTGCGTAGCGGTGCTTCACGGTGCCACCGCAGCGCCACAGGGTACTTGTTAGCTAGATCGTCTTCTAGGTGCACACCATACGCACCAGCGAGGTCCAACAAACGGATCATTGCATCGGCGAGTTCCACATCGAACATCTTGTATTCGGGCAGATGGTCGTCCATCAAATCCTTGCGGAAACCTTCCATAGCTTCAGCTATTTCGGACACGCACAACATCATCGCTGTCTCGTAACGGTCGAGTTTATTGTCAAATTCATCCCACCAACCGGCTGCGACATTATGTCTATGTGTGTTTCTTGCGAGTGTGTTTATCAATTTGTCACGTCCGATCCAAGAGTAAGGCAAGCGGCCAGTGCATCGTGCCATGCAGTGCTTTGTCGGACATCTTCTTCCGCAATTGTTAGTGCCTCGCGCATTTCGTCTTGTGTCATTTTGTTCAATTCATCCTCGAACGCTGTGATGCTCATAACTTGATCCGGTGTTGGCTTCTGTGACATGTTGTCATCCTTTACATTCCCGGCATTTTGCGCGGAGTTTCTAGTGATAACGCGTCCTGCAACGCGTCTGCTATTGTCGAACCATTCCCCGTTGCAACTGCCTTACCCGCCGAGTCCCTGATTACGACAAACCTTTGATTACCTGCAATCACAGATCGACCTATAAAAACACACGATATTGTCATCTGATCGAATCGCCGCTCTAAATCAGCTACATTGACGCTATTTATCATTATGTGATTCCACAATTAAAAGTTTACTAATTTCTTAGCTTCTTCGATATAATACAACCAATTAAGGTCCGACGTGTTAAAATGACTTGCGTCGTTTACAACCTTCACGTTCCATCCTTTCTGTACGGCGAAGTTACGAGTCGCAGTCTTACCCTTCAGTGGCGGCATGGTTTTCGTTAGTGGTAATCCGGTCGTTGATACATAGTATCGCGTATTATTCTGTACTTTGTCGTCGCCGTGTCGCAGCGATGAGGATCGCGGAACCTTGACCGACAACATAAAGTCAAACGGGTCTTGATGACCCATGATGAACTCGGCGATGTTGGTGCCGTCACACAGGTGCGCTTCAGCGGCCTTACGCACCACCAATGCGCTGTGGTTCTGGTGCCACTGGCGCTCACGGGTGTATGGATCGTCATGTGGCGTCAGGTGGGCGTATGCACCGATGCGCTTGCGCTTACCCTTGGTCGTCACCGCGATGTACGAATTGACGTCCCTGATGTGCATGGCGCTGTAATCGACGTGTTCAAGTTCAAGCCCCGTGTGCGTTTCCCATGCCTTGCATTTCGCGTCGAATATCCCACGGTCGCCTTTGGGCACCAGCATCGTGAGTCCATCGGTGTTGATCTGGACCATTGTGCCACCAGTCGCTTCAAGCAACCACTCAGCAAGCATGCACAGGTAAAGCTGACCATTGATGGTGATCGCCATTGTGTATTGCGGGTCATAGAACGGGCTGTGTTTGTTGTTGCTGTCGCCGTAGACACCGTTGAGTGCCAGCTTCAGCATCGCGTTCTCTGCGGTGCCCTTAGCGTGCGACTTACGCATGTCGTAGACCTGTTGGTAGATGTCACAGAACGCAGACGACAGGTGTTGCGGGAACCATCCGTTACTGATCGCAAGGTTGGGGTAATAAGACGCCACATCGACGTCAATCAGGTCGTGAGTCTCGCTGGCACGTACCGTCTGCGACTTGACTGACCCGTGGATACCACCCGTGCCGAAATCGAACTTGAAGCCGTCTAGCGTCGCGCTCACGTCCTTCAGCACACCCTTGGTCTCGACAGGTCCGTCGTCATCAATGGACGGCCCGCCGTTGTGACCGATCTGTGCCTTAATCTCGTCAACTTGCGCTTTGGTCAGAACCTTATTGTTCAACCAGTCAAGCACAGTCTGAAACTCTGGCCGTGTGAATATGATCTTTGGGCTGATCACTTCACTGAGTGCGATTGACTGGCGCTTGGTCTGACGTGGTGTGCGGCGGCGGTTGACGTATTCGTAGCAACTGCTCGGAACCTTGCGTTCTAGTTCGCGCTCAAAGAACTTTTTACCGATCTTTGTGTCGTTAAAATTAAGTACGTCACCCATATCCGGGTACTTGATTGCCAGCTCATCGCGGAACTTGATCTGATCAAGCGACCATCCGTAAAATGTCGTAGTTTCACGAACGTCGTGACACATGTATGCGATGACTTCATCCATTTGTGCTGGTGTCAGCGGATCATGTGGGCTGTACGGAAGGTCGACGACACGTTCCGAGCGCATGTTGATTTCCAGCTTCTTTAGCGACGTTGCACGCGCCATGTTGTCGAAGTGGTGAATTTTATACAGGTCGCCTTGAATGACCAGACGCTCGTTCGGCCAGACGTTGTGCCGGAAGCGGTCGTTACCTTGCGAGTCGATGATGCCTTGCGCCTTGTCGTAAGCGTCTCGCGCTGTAAACGACCCCCGCATCGCAAAGATGTCGGCAAGGTGCTGGCAGACAGGCCAGTCGAAACCCTCATTGTTGTATCCGAACATGCGCGCGCCGCGCTGGTTCAGCCAATAAAGCATTTCGTAAAAGTGCCGCGACTGATCGCGCCGATCCGAAACCTCGTAAATGAAACGAGTCCCTGACGCGACATGTACGACGCCGACCGAAAACATATTTACATAGGTTTCGATGTCGTAAATCCAATCTGTGTCAGGGACGTTTTTCATGTTCACACAGCCCTGTATTCTGCTTTGCCGTTACCGTGATGTCCGGTGTTCAGTTTGATCGCCACACCTAAGTTGACAAGCGACTGACCCATCCTGACACCAAGCACGACACCGTGTCCGTTCGCGTCCTGAAGTGACTGTAGTGCCTCACGTTGCTTAATCGTCATTTTGTTACCTCTGATTGATATGATCGATGCGGGGTCACGTCGTGTGAAAGTAGTCTAAGCCACATCGCCCCCGCTGCGGGTGTTATTAGGGACACCGCCCGCTGGTCCGGTCGTTTCGTTACATGCCTAGTGCTTCTTTATACATGTCCATTACCGCTTCTTCTTCGGCGATGTCGTCGCTGTCTCGTTTGCGTAGGGCAATGATCTTACGCATGACCGACGTGTCGTACCCGCGACCCTTGGCTTCAGCCATGACTTCCTTTTGCTGGATGACGAGGTCTTTCTTCTCGGCGTCCAGACGTTCGACACGTTCGATGAACTGGCGAAGTTCATCGGCGGTGACACGATATGACGTGTCACCGCTGTTATCGCCTATTTCAGCGGTCACGTTCCGGGCATTCCACCACTAGCGGGACCGTTAAGGATGCCCGTATGTGGTTGGGATGCAGTCTGGTTCGTCTGGTCCGCAGCGCCGCCCATGCCCGGCATTCCACCGGCAGCTTCCGTCGGCTGCTGGCCCGATGCACCGCCCGCGTTTCCCGGCATGCCGCCACCGCCGTTACCCGCAGCGAGTGGTGAGTCATGACCGACGCCGTCAGCGAGCGTGTGCTTGCGACCAGCGAACGCCGCCGCAGCATTGACACCAGATGCGATAGCATCGCCGTAACGTACGCGACAGATCGCGACAGGGTTCAGGTAAATACCCGCCGTGTCGTCAAGTGCCCCATTGACGCTTGAGTTCAGCATGACGTCGACATAATCGCCCTTCTTAATGTCGCCGAGACCGATCTGGTTTCCTTGAACATCACATGCGTCGAAGTTGAACAACGTCGAGAACTTGAAGATGTAACAGCCCTTCATATAGTCGGGTGTCTCGCGCATCGCGCCTGTCTTCTTATCGGGCGTCGGGATGTCACCGTCTTGGATTTTCCAAGCGAAGTCTTTGGCGTTCAGACCCATGTTGATCTGTGCCATTACGAGCGGTGCCGATGCGTAATCTGTCGCGGCCATTTGCCAAAGCTGATTGACGAGTTCACCAGCACCCGGCGCGTCTTTCGGGACGGCGACACCAAAGAAGATGTTTTGCTTGTCAGGTGCGACGGGCTTGCCGTAGTAATCTTTGTCGTCGCGTTCTGTGAGACTGCCCATTACGAGGCGTCCGGTCGGTAGATAAATTCCGTCGATTTTCGTACCCATGTTGTGAGTTCCTTCTGGTTTGGATTGTTAGCGTGCGTACCGCGAGTAGTGCGGACGTGGCGGGGTAGGGCGGTTGGCGTGCGGGGCTTTGTAGCTGCGAAGTTTATCGCAGTTTTCAAGCCACGTTTCGAGAAGCGTCTGTGCTGTATTTAGCAATTTGTTACCTCTGTTTGAACAAGTTAGCATAATGTCCCGGCGCGACCTTCTTTAGTCGCGGTGCGGTACGGGGTGTTTCTGTGAGCGTCTTGATGATGTCAGCGTCAGCGCCACGACGTTCAAGTTCCAGCGGTGTGATCATCTTCATGTCATACGGCTTGACGCCTGTCTTTAGGGCGACGGTGAGCGGATCGACGTTGAAACGGCGCTGTCCGCCGCCCTGCTGCATATGCCATCCCGGTATCATTTCGGAACGCTTAATGCGCGCAGTTGCTTCAGCTTCGACCGCTGACTTGCGGCCCTTGAGCATATCTGATGCCATTTCCAGAAACGTCAGTTCCTTGGCAAGTTCCTCGGACGACATGTGGCGCTGTAAGGATGCGGCGAGGTGCTCATACACGCGGTAATTCTCAGCGCCGTTCGCAACACATGTCGCGGCGGCGGGACAGTATTCGCAGTGTCCACCCGGTGTCGCGGGTGCGTCAGGGTTCTGCGCGCGTTCGCCAGCTTTTTCGATGGTCTGTACGAATTTCATAAGTTCTTCAGGGAAGCACGACCATGTGCGGTGGATGCCCGCAGGGTGCCATGCACGCGGCTGGTAAATGCCGATGACCACACGGGTGATGTTGACATTCTTGGCAATCAGCATGCGCAAAATAGCGCCCGCATAGATTGACACCTGATGGCACTGATAGGGTTCCACGATACCAAACCCGTATTTCAGATCATCTACGATCAGCACACCGTCGTCGCCAAGAATAGCGAACGCATCGGGCGTACCGGCGATGTACTTGTTCAGCCTGACCTTGCGCTCGGTGTGTATTTCACCACCATATGAGCGCACCAGATCGACGTATTTCTGGATCATCTGCGTCATGTCAGGTTCGATCAACCAGCCATTCTCATGTGACTGCCCGATCATATCGTTGGCGGTAGAAAATGCGCCCGTCAGCACCATTTCGGCGACCCAAGCGGCACATGTGCCTTCACGTGCCGGGTCGGTAGGAACTTCCGGTGGCATGCGCGAAGCCATGAGTGGCATGATCGCGCATTCAGCCCAGATGTGTGATGATGACGGGCGCAGGTCCATTACGCGGCGTCCGGTTCGATAGCGTCCAGTTCGGCGTAAAGAGCGGCACGCATCGTTTCGTTGGTTGTCAGCACGTGCGGGTCCGTCAGACCGATCTTGGCGTACAAAGCTGTCACACCGTCGGTGGTAATCTTCTCGCGTGTCATCATACCCATCGTCTTGTCGATCAGCGCGTCGTAAGTGACTGGTTCGTCAGACCGCTTTGCGGCGGCTACTGGCATACCCGGCATGACAGACGTCGTGGCAGGTGCGGGTGGTGTAATGTCGCCACCGGCGGCTTTGAACGCTGCGCGCGCTTCGTTTGCTTCGGTAGATTTACCACGCGCTGAACGCCAATTGCCCGTTGCAGTGAACGACTTGGGGTCAGCGTGCATGCTGGAGTCATAGGGCATTCCGTCTTTGTCGACATCATCAGTGATCACATCGTCATTCCGTTCTTGTGATGGGGGTGTCGTCACTTCATCGACATCGACATCGACAACGACAGGCGTCAGTGTGGCAGTAGACGTCGATGCACGTGTTGCACCGTCGAGGTGTTCGCGCAGTGCTTCCTCGCTGTCAAAGGTGTATGTGAGGTTGATTTTTGTCATCGTGTTCTCCGTTAATCTATAATTTGTAGCTTGCAACTACGACTAATGACGGCTAATAAGGGGTATGTCAAACACAAAGTTAACATTAAGGGCCGACCAGACGAAATTGCTAGACGATAGCGATGGTGTTGCTGGCAACGTCATACTTGTCGCACCAACAGGTTTTGGTAAAACTGTTCTAATAGGTGAAAAGGCATTGCGTCAAACCAGCCCATCCGTGGCAATTGCTCACAGACATGAACTTGTGTCACAAATCAGTCGCGCAATTGCACGGTTCGGTGTTCCCCACAACATCATCGCATCCGAGAACACCGTCAAATTCTGCATTCAGCAACACATCCGAATGTTTGGCAGATCGTTTTATGACGCGCGCGCACCTTTTACCGTGGCCGGTGTCGATACGATCATCGCCCGTCAGGACAAGTTACGCCAATGGGCGAACACCATCGGGTTCTGGATGATTGACGAGTGCCACCATGTGTTGTCCGACAATAAGTGGGGGCGGGCGATCAGTCTATTCCCCAATGCAACGGGGTTCGGGTTCACGGCAACGCCTGTGCGGGCGGATCGCAAGTCACTGGCGTCATCACAGGGTGGTGTGTTCGACACGATGGTCATCGGCCCGTCAATGCGCGATCTGATCGACCGAGGCTCACTGTGTGAATATCGCATCTTCGCACCAACGATCTCAATTGACCGCACACAGATTAAGGTCGGCGCAAGTGGTGATTTCAGCGGCCCGTCGATGCGTAAAGAAGCGCACAAATCACAGATCGTCGGCGACATCGTAAAGCACTATTTACGCATCGCACCCGGCAAGTCCGGCATCACGTTTGTGGTCGATATTGAGCAAGCAAACGAGACAGCCAACGCGTTTAATGAGGCTGGTGTGCCCGCCGCATCCGTCAACGGCAAGACACCTGATGCTGTTCGTGACGCCGTGCTGCAAAAGTTTGCGAACGGTACTCTGAAGCAACTGGTCAACGTCGATCTGTTTGGCGAAGGCTTTGACGTTCCCGGCGTTGAAGTGGTCAGCGATGGCGCGCCAACCGAATCCTTTGGTCGCTATGTGCAACGGTTCGGTCGCATGATCCGTACCGCACCCGGCAAGACACACGGAATTTACATTGACCATGTGGGCAACGTCACGCGCCACGGACTTCCCGACGCCGAACGCCGCTGGTCGCTACTCAGTGAGGAACGCGGCAAGCGTGGTCAGCGCGACCCCAACGTCATGCCAGTCACCACATGCGTCGAGTGTTTCATGGCGTATGAGGCGATCACACCAACCTGCCCGTACTGTGGGCATCGGCCAGAACCCGAAGGTCGCGGTCGTCCTGAATTTGTCGACGGTGATCTGATCGAACTGGACACCGAGACACTTCGCCTGATGCGCGGCGCTATCGAAGCTGTTGATGGTCCCGAACCGTCCGACGGTCGTGATGTGATCGGCGCGTCAATCAATAAGAACCACAGGCTGCGTCAGGCGTCACAGGTCGAATTACGCAGCGCCATTGCTGCGTGGGCTGGTGTCAACCGCGACAAGGGACAGTCAGACAGTGAAATTTACCGCCGGTTCTACCACACGTTCGGCACCGACATAATGACCGCACAAACGCTGCGTCCACGTGACGCTGATAAACTAAGGGTACAAATCAATGAATAACATCCTGAAGGCATGGAACGCAGGTTTCACGAAACGCTGGCACACGCACCCCATCATGTGTGACACCCTCGATTACGACAGCGGCCACCAGCAACGCACCGCAATTCTGGCGCTACTGCTGTTCCCCGACGCCAGTCGCAATTTGATTATCGCCAGTATCGTACACGATCAGGGCGAGTGCGACGTTGGTGACTTGGCGCACCCTGCAAAGACCAAACACCCTAAAATCCGCGAACTCGCGTGGGGTGTCGAAATGCAATCCATTGCCGAACAAGGCTTGGAGTACCCCGACATGTCACCACTCGACAAGGTCAAGTTACACATGTGTGATTGGTTGGACGCGTACCTGTTTGTGATGCGGACAAACGCGCACATCCTTAATCAGAGGGCATGGCGAGAACAACTGGCCGACGCGTACGATACGGCGCTTGTTCTCGGATGCAGCGCCAAGTTGATCGACCTGATCGAAAGCGCCGAGGGGTATTACCTTGACCGTGTTTGAGTGGGCCAACCGTCACGGTGTGTCACAGGCGGCGGTTGGCGAATTACTGTCGATCCTCGAACCTGATCGTCCGGTTGGTGCGGCTGGTTCCGAGGCGTCTGAGGCGGCTGTTCAGTCGGCAATCCAGATCGAAGCGGGACGTCGCGGGGCGTCTCTGATGCGCAACAATAACGGCGCATGTCTGGACGACACCGGGCGCATGGTTCGCTACGGACTCGGCAACTCGTCTAGCAAGATCAACCGTGTTTTCAAGTCCTCAGACCTGATCGGTATTACACCGCGCGCCATACCAGACGGCACGGTCATGGGGATATTCACAGCCGTCGAGGTCAAGACACCGGGCTGGACGAAACCTAAGAACGAACGGGAACGGGCGCAATCTTCGTTCCTGTCACACGTCCGCGCGCTCGGCGGCATCGGGCTATTTGCTCAATCAGTTAAGGACGTTTACCCATGAGACTAGAACCCAACCAACGACGGGCTGTGATCATCACCGCCGCTGTGCGTGTCGCGAGGGACGGATGTCTCGCTGACGTCACACACGGCGCGGTCGCCAAGCGATGCACCGTCCCGACCAGCACAAAGACTGTGAAGCATTACTTCGGGCAACGGGGTGATCTGTGGGTGGCGGTCGTAGAGGCTGACGCGTCGTTCGCTGATCAGGGCAAGGAACTTGGCGTATGCTGAAGCTACACCTTGCCGACGCGCGCGACATACTGCGCCAATTGCCGTCGGAGTCCATCGACTGCATTGTCACCGACCCACCGTACAGGGTGATCAGTGGTGGCGCGGGCAAGATGGGTGACGGGAGTCCGTCAGGCGTGATCGGCCCGAACGATGGTAAGGTGTTTGCGCACAACAGCGTCAAGTTCTCGGAATACCTACACGATCTATTCCGTGTGTTGCGCGACCCCGGCCACATTTACCTGATGGTCAACTTCATGAACCTTGAAACGGCGTTTGCGGAACTGCGACGCGCGGGGTTCGACATCCATAATCTGCTGATTGCCCGCAAGCAAAACGCCACACCGAACCGATGGTATATGCAGAACGCCGAGTACACGATCCTCGCCCGCAAAGGCAAAGCGTTCGCGATCAACGACTGCGGTTCGATGACCTGTCACGATTGGGTTAACCCTGTCGGTGACAAGTGCCACCCGACCGAGAAGTCCGTCGATCTGATGCGTCTGTATATCGAAAACAGCACGCAACCCGGCGATGTCGTCCTCGACCCATTCGCGGGCGCTGGTGCGACAGGAATAGCATGCCGCGACACAGGTCGTTCGTTCATCGGGGTTGAATTGGACGTAACATATTATACAATAGCAATGAGGCGAATCGGAGTAATGCCATGTCTGTAGATAACAATCACTGGATTAACGGTTTAACGCCAGACGAAGAACGTCAGGCCGACACACTCGAACTGATCATAATGCACTTGAACGATCAGATCGCAATTGAGCGCAAAGAACACAATCGTCTGCGCCACCTCGGAACGGGGCGCATGCGTCGGCGGAAAAACAAATGCTGATCACAATACCTGAAGCGGCGAGGCGTCTGAACAAGAGAGTGGGCGTAAAACCCCTCGCGGCCACTGCCTTAGCCCATGGATTCATCGTGCGAATCGGTTCATCATCCTATCTTCGTGAAGACGAATTAGGGGAGTTGATTGAAAAATGCCGATGCCAGCCAAAGGACCAAGATTATTCGCACGTAAGCGATCCGGTCGAGACACTACATGGGTTATTAAAGACACCGGTGGGATCGAGGTCAGCACACGCACAGTCGACCGCCGCGAAGCTGAAATCCAACTCGGCCAATACATCGCGCGCAAAAACCGCGCAAGTGGTCCTGCTGGACCGGAAGAAATAGCGGTGGCTGACGTACTCGCAATCTACGGTGAGGAACACGCACCGACGGTCGCATCACCGCAGACCCAAGGGTACGCGATTGATGCACTGTTACCGTATTGGGGTGAGTCGGCCCTCAGTTCAATCAAGGGCGAGACGTGCCGTCGGTACGCCAAGAGCCGCAAGCATCGACTGACTGGCGCACCAATTGCCGCCGGAACTATTCGTAGGGAGCTGAATGTGTTACAGGCCGCGATCAATTACTGCTACCGTGAAGGATACACGACAGGCGCACCGCAGGTAACGCTTCCCAAGATGGAAGAAACCAACCAACGCGCGCTGACACGTGACGAGGTCGCTAAGTTACTGCGCGCCGCGCGGCGCACATATCGCTGCGGACATGTCGTACGATTCATCCTTGTGTCCATATACACAGGGACCAGAAAGTCCGCTGCACTTAATCTGCGCTTGTCGGGACCGGCGACGACTGGTGGCTGGTTCGATCTGGACGACCGTATTCTCTACCGGATCGGTGAGGACGAGCGGTCAACCAAGAAACGACGCACACCAGCACGCATACCTCGTCAGCTAGTGGGGCACGCCCGTCGATGGGTCGCTAATGGTGACACGTGGGCTGTACAGTTCGAGGGTGGGCGCGTTGCCGACCTGAAGAACGCATGGGCGACGGTTGTTGCTGGTGCCAACCTCGGATGGCGTCCGACACCTCACACGCTCAAGCACACGGCGATCACGTGGGCAATCAGGGGCGGCGCGTCGATACCTGACGCGGCTGCGTTCTTCGCCACCAGCGTCAAGACAATTGAGGACACTTACTGGCACCTCTCGCCAGATTTTCAACAGGGCGCAATCAGCGCAATCGAAGGGAAGCGATAAGATGACTGATATGCCACCACTCATGCGCGAAGCGATATTGCGACGCACGATTGACGATCTGCAACGACAACTAATTGCGATCAAACACGGCGTGAACTGGCGTGACGTGTGGCTTGAGAACTGTGAGGCGATGCGCGCTGCTGGCGAAAGCAAAGAAATGGCAGGTCGTTGGTTCGGCGGTAAAGCACGTGACGCAATTGAAGCCGCATGTAATGAGGTCGTCACTATGACAAACGGACCTGAGTGTGTGGCGTCACTGTCACCTCAGTGTGATTGGCAGGACACCAATACATTCAAAGGGGCGCGACAAGATGAGTGAATGTGTCAATTGTGGTGGTGGTCGCCTGAAACTTTCGGGTAGTGGCGAAACCAAAAAATGCGGTGACTGCGGTTGCGCTAATCTTGTGGTTGGCTCTGAACACATTGCCGCCGCCGCAAAGTTCAAGAAGCTATTGGGCCAAGGCTTGCCACGACAAACACAACATGAAGGGAAGCGATAAGGTGGGTAACAAGACAAAACTGATCGCGCGGCTTGAAGCTAAGATTGACGATCTGCGTGTTAAAAACAAAATCCTTGAGTCGAATCGACCTCATTGGGCGCAGGGATATACGTCTGACGGCGTTGCGGCACAGTGTGCGACGACTGCACTTTCTGCGCTCTGGGAACTACTCGACGTCGAGTGCCAGACGCATGCGATGGATAAACTGCGGACGGTGGTGAGTGGGCGCGACGTCTCAAAACATGCCGTGGACAATGCGCTAGGTCTCGCTGCAAACGCCGTGAGTGGAACCGTCTGGGCACACACACATGACCACCGTGTCTGCTACGAGGTGATAGATGTGATCCTTAATATGCGGTCAGACTTTGCGTCAATCGAGGGCCAATCAGGGGCGGGGTCTGAGGTGGGGACCACTGAAACCCCTTATTCTTATGGTGCTGCTGGAGAGAATCGAACTCTCGACCTCTCCCTTACCAAGACAGTTCCAGCACCACCCATCCCTGATAAATAACAATAAATCCCAACCAATCACCCCAAATATTGACGGATTTTCCGCTCAATCGGGGGCCAATCAAGGGCGAACTATTATGAACGATCATACCAACCGTCTACCGATGACGTCCGCTGGCGTAGCTACAATGAGTGACGAACAACTCATTCAGCAACATCGGAACCTGACGGACGATCTGCGCAATCGTGGTATAACCGTCACCGCAAACAGACCAGATTGCAGTAATCGGTTAGCCTACACCAAGGTGTTCAAATGAAGCCGCGCGCATATCAGACACGTCGCGCCAAGGTCGGGATGTTCGTCAAGAACCTTGGCAATGTGACCACCGCGCAGATCATGACCGAGTTCGGGATCACATGCCCGATGGCGAACCGCGACGTCACGGCATTGATGGAAGTCGGCGTGCTGTCGCGCTTGCCCGGTGCGGTACGCGGCGGCGGTCTTCAATTCTCATACAAGGTAACGTCATGATGGACCAACCACCTAGAAAGGACCACTTTGATATGACTGAATTTACAGCAGCAGACGCCACCGCAGAGAGCATTGCCGACGCGATGGAAACGCTCGATCAGATGCCGAAAAGTCGCGAGGCCAGCATTGTGAAAACCAAGCTGCAAGAGGCTATGATGTGGCTGAACAGTGCCGCGCCAACCCGTAACGAAACTCCTACACCGTAAAGGACCGCGCTAATGTATGAACGATCATGGAAAGATGCCAAAATACCCGCTTGGGTTTCAGAAAGCATTGATCGTGACCTCATGGCATTCAAGATCACCGCTGCATTGTCTTGGCCAACAGAATCGCGACCTGAGCCAATACCGTTCTTTTGGGGCGAGTATGACAGACTTTTAGGTGAGCCGATGGAAGGCACGTTCTGGGTGATGGGTCGCTATGTTGAACCTGTGGAAATTCGTATTCAAGACGGGAGCGTCGGTCAAAAATGGAAGTCTTGGGTTTTTCGTTCTGGGGGTGGGCAATGGACAACATCCGTTCCGCGAGGACGCCTTTTTTCGTGCGAACGTGACGCAAGATTAGAACTCTTGTGGCGTGAGTGCGAAAGTAGCGCCAAAACCCTAAATTCGATACGCGAGAAACTTTACTCATAAAGCGAGCATATGACATGAACTTGATAGACTTCATACAGGAATCTAATCGCATTGAAGGTACCCTGACGTACCCATCTGACACTGAAATAGAGGCGTACGTCACGTTCCTGTCGCTGAAGGATGTGCCGACCATCCAAGACCTGAGACGCTTCGTAGAGGTCATCCAACCCGATGCACAGTTCCGCAACATGGTGTCCGTGCCGAACGTACGTGTCGGACGTCACATTGCACCTACTAGCGGACCTGACATAAGAAGCGCGCTATTCAAGATATTGTGTTATGCTTCAGGATACGGACCTTATCGCACACATTGTGAATATCTGACGTTACATCCGTTCACTGACGGCAACGGAAGATCGGCACGCGTGCTATGGTTGTGGATGATGGGTGGGGCACCTCGCGGTTTCCTGCACCAATTCTACTACCAATCACTTGACGCATCGGACGGACGTAAATGAATCTGCCCCCACGCTTCCTGAACTGGCGACTGTCGGATGGCAAAAAGATGCCGTGCCGCGCCGATGGTACGATCTGTGACGCGCATGACCCGGCCAACCATACCGACTTTGCGACCGCGACTGCGGCGGGTCTGGGCGTGGCGTTCGACATCCGTGCCGAAGACGGTCTGTTCTTCATGGACATGGATAAATGCCGAGACGACGCCGGTAATTGGTCGGCTGAAGCGCAAGCGATATTCACATCGTTCAGCGGTGCGTGGGGTGAGGTTTCACAGTCCGGTAAAGGACTTCACATAATTGGGCGCTGCGATCCGTCGCGTCTCAAGGACAGAAGGAACAAATGGGATGGATGGCTCGAATGCTACACAGATCAGCGTTTTGTTGCGTTCGGAGGGACCGGATGGGCACCCATTGGCGGCACGTCGCGACCAGAACAAGATTGGACCGAGCAACTCTTACGCGTGGTCCCGGAGCGCCAGAACCTCGGTGAGTTACCTGAAGGCATTGATGATACATACACTGGCGAATGGACCGACGACGAACTGATAGCGGCAATGCTGCGATCTAGCGGCGGCGCGGGATCAGCGTTCGGACTGAAGGCGTCCGTGGCGGACCTGTGGAACGCTGACGTCGCAAAGCTGTCCAAGATGTATCCATCGTACGACGGCAACGGTGACTTCGATCACTCGTCGGCTGACGCGGCGCTGCTGGCACACCTTGCGTTCTGGACGGGCAAAGACATGCCACGTATGGACCTGCTGTTCAGGCGCAGCGGCTTGATGCGTGAGAAGTACGAGAAGCGCGCAGACTACCGCCGCGACACTGTGGGTAATGCTGCGCGGCTGTGTAACAAGGTGTACGACAAGCCACCTGTCGCCGCGTCAACACCGACCGGGCAGGGCGTTGCGGCACCTGAAGGTAGTGCGGCTGCGGATGTGTACATGACTGTTGCAGAAATGCAACAACACTTCAAAGGCTGCACGTACATCCGTGACGCACACCGCGTCATGATACCGGACGGCGCGATGCTCAAACCAGAACAATTCAACGCCACCTATGGAGGTTACATGTTTCAGATGATGCCCGACGGCACTAAGCCGAGCAACAAAGCGTTCGAGGCGCTGACCGAGAATAAAGCCGTACGGTTCCCACAAGCGATCCGCCCATGTTTCCGCCCGGACCTCGCGGCGGGTGTCATCCTCAATGACGGGTCGATCAATACCTACGTCGCGCCCAATGTGTGCATGAAGCAAGGCAATGTCGCGCCGTTCCTGAAGCACCTATCGAAGCTGCTACCCGACGAGGGCGACCGTGCGATATTGCTCGCATGGATGGCGTCAGTGGTTCAGAATCCCGGTGTTAAGTTTCAGTGGGCACCCGTGCTTCAAGGCTGTGAAGGCAACGGCAAGACGTTCCTGTTTGACTTGGTCGCATACTCGGTCGGCAAGCACTATTCGTATCGCCCGAACGCGCGCCAGATCACCAACCAGTTCAACAGTTGGATTGAAGGCAAGGTGTTCGCGATATTCGAGGAAATACATATGGGCGGTAAGCGGGACATACTGGACGCCCTCAAGCCACTCGTTACGAACATCGACATGGAAGTCGAAGCCAAGGGTGTCGATAAGCGCATGGCCGAGAACCGCTGCAACATGGCGTTCTGTACGAACTACCAAGACGCCGTGCTGAAGTCTCGCGGCGACCGCCGCTATTCGATCATGTACTGCGCGCAGCAAGACGTGACAGACCTGACGCGTGACGGCATGAACGGTTCATATTTCCCCGATCTGTATTCGTGGGCAAGATCAGCCGGTGGATATTCACATGTCGCTGAATATCTCACGACATACGATATACCTGCTGCGCTTGACCCTGCTGGTGCCTGTCACCGCGCGCCTGAGACGACCAGCACAGCACTCGCGATCAGCAAGTCGATGGGTGGCATTGAGTCCGAGATACTTGAGGCGGCTGAAGACAACACCACCGGCTTCCGTGGCGGTTGGATTTCAGCATGGGCGCTTGATAAACTGATGCGCGAACGTGGGCTGCGAATTGGACGTAACAAATTAGCGGATATTGTGCGTGAGCTTGGATACGTTCAGTTCGGTCGGGCTTCGTCCCCGTTTATGCAGGAAGACGGCAAACGCCCGATGCTGTATAAGCTACCGGGCGTTGAAGGTGATTATGCGGTGGCACAAAGCTACCCGCAATGATCAGAACGTCTCGACAGTGTCGTCAGCGTAGGCGACCTGTCGGGTGCATACGAGAATGTGCCGAGTGCGTGTGAGGTCTTCTGGACTGAACGGTGCCCATCGCTGCGTGATCTGATCATTGGTCACGACAGGTGCGTCATCAATCCCGAACGGTAGAAGCAACCGATCTAAGACGTCATACACCCTGATGGAACCATCGACCGCGACCGGGGGTGTCTCTAAATTGACGTCCAGCGTGACAGTGATCTTACCCTCATCATCAACGACCCATGACGACGCGGTGATCGCCGTGCTGGACCCTTGGTTGCAAAACGGCGCGGCGCTGGCAGTGCTTGCCGCGAGTATGAGTGCTGTTGCTAATTTAATCATTCCAGTCTCCATATCTTGAGGGCGTCGTCGGGCTGACGTTTGGTTGTTATTTCCCATCCGTCAGGGATTACCTGCCGAACGAGTATTTGTAGCTGACGCACAGCGACGTCAGGTGCGCTAATTACCATATGTTTCCCTGCGGCGGTGAGGTCGGACCTGATTGCTGCGTCGAGTGCATTTCGCATGGTATGTTGCCGGTAATTACCGGGGGCGTCGTTAATTGTGTCTATAATTTTAATCATATTAGCTGGCTAACGTAAACGGCCCGATCCGTCAAGTGGATTAAAAATGGCGAGGGTATGACATCGTTGATATCATTGACTAATCCGATTCTAGGTGACGGCTGTGTCCGCTGGTTGACGGCGTATTTGTCAATGTTCACAGTGGGTTGGGAGATATCGGACATTACTTTACTATTTTCTATACTCTATAGAGATAAAAGTGATAGTATGTATATATAGATACACCTGATTATATCTCCTACCGACTGAAATGGGTGTGTCCGACATGGAGTCGTGACCGATGATAAATTATGAAACACTGTGTAAATTACCGACGTCGCTAATTAACGGACGACCCGCTATTTATAGACATCATATCGTATGGGCGATGAATAACGATTACATCCCTGATCGTATCGGGCGTATTGATGGTGATCTGAATAACGACAAGATTGATAACCTGTACGACATGGCGTTCGGTCTGCCGATAATGTCGGCGCTCGCGGTACCCAAGTGTCGGTACTATAAATTACTGACAGACTACCCGAACATTAGCGACGCCGCAGTCGAGGTGATGCGCAAGCCGTTGCCCGATCATGTGCGCGATGACGTACTCGGTTTTTTCCGGTCGCATTCCATCTTCGTACCCATTGGCGATGTTGTCGTGGACAAAGCGACCGGGGTGGTCAAATTGCGGCGGTTCGTGATTGAACGGATGGTGGAAGATGGTGATCTGTGCTATGACGGCTCATGCTTCAAATTGACTTAACCAGTGATATTGATCGTGCCATGTCAGAAGTTGATAGCTTCTTTCGGACACAGATTCCGTTCGGCACATCACGCGCACTGAACGACACGATCTTCGACGTGCGCAAGCGTATCGTTGGTTCGACCTATCCTGAAGCGTTCACCGTTCGTAACCGCGCGTTCCCCGGTCGGCTGTTCCGCGTCATACCTAAAGCCACCAAGACACGACTTGAGACGATCCTGACGACAACACTCGACCGCACGTTCATCGAGCGGCACGTCATGGGTGGCACCAAGCGCGGCAAGTCAGGTGGCCGTGTGGCGATCCCCACAAACCCTGAGAAGATGCGTTCAAGCAACGGTCGTATTCGTGCGCCAATGAAGCCCTTGCGGATCGGTACGCGCAAAGATGTGTTCACAATTGATCAAGGGAACCGTAAATTGATCTTGAAACGTGGGCGTAAGGGCGCAGATAACGAATTACTGTATGTTATCGTACCTGAAGCGAACATCAGAAAGCGGTTCAGGTTCTACGAGGACGCTGAAAAGACCGCACTCAGGGTTTTTTCTGGTCACTGGAACACAAACATGAATAAAGCGATCCGCACCTCAAGATTTAGTTGACGTTTTGTAACGTCAATATATAATCGTAAACATGAACAATACAGATGTACCGATTCTCTTTCTCGCGAGGCGTGTGCCAACAGGTAGTAACGGGCGGGGGAACCTAAGATTCCGCAATGGAATCCTCATTTCTTATGACGACGTGGTGGCATCATTTACGCCGACCGGGGAGTTATTGGTTTCCGCAGACACATTTACTGCGACCAGTTCCCGCCACCAGTCGGCAATTAAGCGCGCGGCTGAAAACTATACTCTTGTACCTGACCTCACGACACTGGTCGAGATTGCCGAGCGTCGTGAGGCTGATGTGATCATGAAGTACCTGCTGCGTCGTAAAATGGCGATCAGTGAGTACGAGCGTAAGATGGAAGCGTCTCGCTCGCCCAACATGCGCGTTTACCACGTTGAACGGATCGCAATGGAATATGCTGCGGCAAGGCGCGCAATCAAATTCCTGCCATTCGATCAAGCATTGGCGGTTTTTTCCGAATGGTCCTAACGTAATACGGATTTTTTCCGGTGGCTAATACGGATTTTTTCTGCACCCCTATACGGATTTTTTCCGGTGGGGGTGTATGTGTTTGAAAATTTGAGTCTCGATTCCACTTTGAGTTTGAATGGCGTTCAAAAATTATAGTTGCATAATTGCAACAGTTGCATAAATATCACATATTTTAAGGTGTTGCAGTCAAACAAATTAGCGTACTAATTTAATCGCAGACGGAATCAGACGTAACAAAACAAGGATTAAGTTTATGCCACGCGACATCGCAACGACGCTCTACACCTATTCCGAATTAAGTGAGACCGCGCAAGAAAAGGCGCGCGACGGATACCGCGCCGGGGGGCTGGATTATGAATGGTGGGATGGAGTCTATTCTGATTTTGAAGCAATCGCCGCAATCTTGGGAATTGAGGTGTCCAATAAATACTTCAGCGGTTTTTGCTCGCAAGGCGATGGCGCGTCGTTTTTCGGTTCATATTCATATCGTAAGGGCGCATTGCGCGAATTGATCCAGTACGCACCAAAGGATGAAAAACTGCATGCAATCGCGCGAACGATGCAGGACGCGCAAAAACGTGTTTTCTACAAGTTGACTGCTGAAATATCGCAAGGGCGCGGTGGCGGGTCTCATGTCCATGAGTGCACAATGTCCGTTGACGTCCAGCACTATGACGGGGTCGAATGGAGCCAAAACACTTACAACGAATTACAGGACGCCATTCAGGGCGCAATGCGCCACCTTGCGCAGTGGCACTATTCGCAACTCGAAAGGGAATTTGACTACCTGAGCAGTGACGACGCAATCACGGAGTCTATCGAGGCGAACGAATACGAATACACCGAATCCGGTTGCATGCAGTAAATTAGCACGCTAATAATAGAGCATAACCTTAACAGGAGATTCGCTATGTTCACCCTTGCAACTGTTCTACTCACTATCGCAACCGTCGCGACACTTTACGCGGTTTTGTCCACATTGCGCATATGTTTTGCGCGCTAACAACCTCAACAGGAGACTCGCTATGCTTTCAACTTATGAAATCGGCAACACTTACAACGCTGTTCGCGCCATTGTCAGCCATTCGTGCCGCAACCGGGTAGAGGTCCGTTTTCCGGCTGGCGACACTTTCGCAATGGATACCGCGAACGAACGCGGGCTTAATCCTGAACCGTCAAAAAACCTGAAGGGTTATCTTTTCGGGTATCGGTTTTGGTGTAACAGTAAGACGGCGCGCGCGTTCGTCGCGTTCTGTGAATAGTTTAGACGTAACAAATTAGGGAATAAGATAATGTTCAGTCCAGATAAAGACACGATTCAGGCATTCGGCGCACTACTTGCGGCACAATTCGGAACTGAATTACATAAAGATTGCCGCGAATTTCATTGGCGTTTTTGGTTTGATCTTAATTCCACTACGCGCATCAATTGCGATTGCAGCAAGCCCGTTGTGAATTATACCGTTCTGGTCCCCGGCCCCGTGGGGATTCAATCGTCAACCGAGGTTTACCGTGGCGCAAATATGTCGCGCGGCGTTCAAGTTGCTGCAAAGCTAATCAGCGAACGGTTATTACCAGACTCCGCGCAAGCTGTTTCTGATATACTTTTCAAGCGTGCTGAAAAGGTCGCGACGCTTGCGATGCTTGAAAAGAAACGGGATCAACTTCAGCGCAAATATGAATTCATGTACCCTTTCAGTATTGAAAGTGATCATAAGATAATATTGAAAAGCAAGTATGGGGCGAAAGTATCGTTCAGCGGGTATGTCTACGCAGGTGGCGACAAGTATCGGCTAACGTCTGAAGGGTCTGGCGTCAGATGTGACGACATCGACACTAAGGCCGGACGCGCTCTATTGAAGGCGTTAAGTCAATGAATGAATACCACTTAGAGGTTCGTTGCCGCGACATTGGCGCGCAAGGTATCTTTGAATACCGCACATTTCGCGACGTTCCTATGACCGCTATGACGTCACAAGCCGCAATTGAAGCCCTTAGCGCATTTGTGGAAATTAACCATGTCCGCACGATATGGTCGAAACAGGGAGTTGAATAAATGACTAAGTTCTTATCAACTAAGGCTAAACGCAAGGTCATGGCTAAATTCGTTAGTGACACCGCAACTGAAATAATGGGAATCCCTGTTATTCTGGAACCTTGCGCACACTACCCGGATGAATTTCAATTCCGCATGGAAAATTTCGAGACTGACAACGGCGAGGTTCATCATTGCGTTATCGACGTATGTCCACGCGGTGTGAATGTGCACATTAAATTCCCGCGCGCCTTTGGTCATAAATGGAACCATTATATATGGCCCTATGCGGAAACAACCGACCCGTTCTTTTACGAAAGGCAGGTTGAGTCTGAATTATGGCGCATCTTGTCTAAGACAATCCCAAACGGCGCAACCCGACAAGACCGCCCAAGCATGTTTGATTATTGGGAGCATGAGCGCGCACTATTTGCGGCGGGTAAGTTTTCGAAAATATATAGTGTTGAGGTTGCCGCATGATACGCGACGCAATCGGCTGCATTGCACTTTTCATCGTGGCGCTTGCGCCGCTGTTTTTGTGAGGTAACAAACTATGGCATATTATACTGATACCTGTGACGGTAATTTGATCGAATACGACCCTTGCGATTTATGGGATGCAAAGATCATTTGTGAGCATGCATTACAATCGGCGCGCGACTTTGAAACGCGCATGGGGTTCCGCCCGTTTTGGGCGGATGCTGTTGAGATTAGGCGCGGTAAAGCCGGTTTGGGTAGTAATGCCGGGTCAGAGCGAAACGCTAAGATCGTAGCACAGACAACGTTGTTCAAGGGGTTCAAGGTATGACTCATCCAATTAAGTCAGACCAACGGTACACCGTGACAAGTGAGTTTTGCGGATATGAAAAGCCGCAATGGGTCATTCGTTTTTGTGGTGACTGGATCGACAAGCGTTCAACCTATGGCGCGGCGGTATTGCGCGCAACGGGTCACAGAATGGAACGTCAGGGCGCGCTTGTAGTCGTAGGGGTGACATCATGAATATTCAAGGCGCGCGCCGTGTAAAAGATATTGTGAGGGAGCCATTCGTATGGCCGGGTGGATACGAAAAGTTTGCAGTCACAAGCGACGGCGCTTGTATATGCCGCACGTGCTGTAGAGATAATTTCAAACTGATATTACATTCAACCATGTTTGAATGTGCGGACGGATGGCAAGTTGATGCGGTGGACGCCACTTGCAACGTAGACGGCCCGTTAAACTGTGACCATTGCGGTAATGACGTGGTGGACTCGCAATGATGTACGCCATGATCACGGGTGGCGCGGCGTATCTGATACGCTACCCCACATTTAGGGGGATGTTATTAGGCGCGGCGTTTACTACGTTCCTGATAATCTAACAACACAACACGACAACACGACACGCAAGGCGCGCCCATAATACGGCGCGCCTATTTGCGTTCGTCACGTGGCGAGGCGGTATCGTGTCGCGGTTGTCAATACGTCGCATGCCTTGCGCTATTTAACGCGCGACCGGGGCGAATCAATTGGGGTTCATATTGTATTTACCCTCCAATTACAATGGGTTATGCAATTAAGGTACTGTGGCAGATATAACACACCGAGGGTAACGCGCGACCGCAGATGATTTCTAGCCATAAAAAATTATAGCTGTTTTCATAAAATCTGGTAATTATTCTGTAATTATGGTATTTGTTACCTCAATCAACTGATTTATGTAACTATGTTGCTGAGGGGCTTGCGATGTGAATGTCATGAGGGAAATGCCCGGATCGAAACGCCGCCTGAGTATTGAGATTACCGAAGGTGATTTCCTACTGAACCAAGAAGCGGTGGCGATTTTGGGCAACGTATCCGTACAGACCGTCAATAAATGGATGAAGGGCGAGAACCCACCACCACGGTTTAATGACGGAACTTTCTCAGCGCGATCCATCGGCGCGTGGCTATCAACACACCGTGCAAATAAGCGAGTGGGTGGGCCAACACAGACCGGATCGGCTGACCGTAATTTAGCTGAAGCGCGGCTTAAAGAAGCGCAAGCAATCAAGGCTGAACGTGAGAACGAAGTGGCTGATGGTGAACTCGTATTGATCGCCGAAGTCGAGGAAGGCTGGCAAGAAATACTGATGCGCGTTCGCAGCCGGTTGCTTCAGATACCCACATCGCTCGCAATGAATCTGATCGGTGACGACGATCCCGCATCGGTACAGACAAAACTAAAAAGTGCGATCCACGACGCGCTGACGGAACTGTCCAAAGAAGGTGAAGAACCCGATGAGTGATGACCAAACCGCCCGCCTCGCACGCATTGAGACCACATTGGACACGATGAGTGCTGCTATTATTACTCTGACACGAGTTGAAGAACGCGTGTTCGCGCAGTCAAGGCGGATGGACAGTTTCGTGGAAACGCAAAAGGAACACGGCAAACGCATCGCTACCATTGAACCATTGGTCGGATCAAACAAGCAATCACTGCATTTTGCTGAACGGCTATTCTGGATACTTGCAAGTGGCGCTATCGCATTTGCGTTCGCCAAAATGAATGGAGCCTAATGTGAAGTACAACTCTGATGAGTCAATCCTATTGATCCTCAAACATGAAGGCGGTTTCGTAGATCACCCGCGCGACCCCGGTGGCGCAACGAACCGTGGTGTTACGATTGGCACACTTCGCGGACTTGGTATGGACCTAGACGGTGATGGTGATGTCGACGTATCGGACCTCAAGCAACTGACCGAAGCGGACGCCGTGAAAGTTTACAAGCGTTTCTATTGGGATAAGGTCGAGGGCGACCTGCTGCCGAGCGGTATCGACTACACTGTCGCCGACTTTGCTGTGAACAGTGGCCCCAAGCGAGCGGCGCAACACCTTCAGCGCGCACTTGGCGTGACGGATGACGGTGACATCGGCCCTGTGACGATTGAGGCTGCGTTGAACGCAGACCATGTGACGGTAATTGACGCAGTCAATGACAGTCGGTTGCAATTTATGATGCGCTTAAAGATTTGGCCGACGTTCAAGAATGGATGGTCACGCCGAGTACGGGAAGTTCGCGCGCATTCAACCAGTATGGTGACTTCTGCACGGAAATTGGCACCGATCACCATCGTAAGGCCCAAACCCCAGCCTACACTGTGGTCATTGATCGTAAGCATGTTAATCCGAGGTAACAAACCATGAAACTAATCCCTGATTGGCGTGACGCGTGGCGGTGGATATCAACGTGGGCCTTCATCGCTGCGGGCGCGTTGCAGAGTGCGTGGGTGAGCGTGTCGCCAGACATGCGTGCGTCCATACCCGAAGGCTATGTGTCTTACGCAACAATGGTCATCGTTGTTGTCGGCGCTGTTGGGCGCATGGTGAACCAGAAATGATCCGCGCGTACTTCACCGCAGGGTTCGCAGCTTTAATCGTGGTGCTTGGCGCGCTGATCTACCGTCGCGGCGGTGCTGACCAGCGCGCCGATGACGCGTTTGAGGAAGCCGACGAATATCGCACAACACGAAAGGTGATAGACTATGCGCTATCTGATGATCTGTCTGATGATGACGTTCTTGACAGCTTGCGGCGACACGCAAAAAAGTGACGCCGTACGTGACGGTACAGTGTCCGTGCGACAAGAGCATGCCGAAAGCCTGATCAGCGGCACCACAAACGATATGCGTCGGTCTGGTGATCGGTTGCTGACGGCGCTGGCGTGTGGCTGGAACGAACCCGCGTGCCCAATCTAGTCAACGGGGCGATGGCCGTTCTCGCGCCACCGCCCGACATGTCCGTTTCGGAATGGTCCGACAAGCATAGACGCCTGTCGGCTGAATCGTCTGCGATGCCCGGACGCTATCGCACCGAGCGCACGGAATACATGCGTGAGCCGATGGAAATGGTCAAAGACCCGCGTGTGAAGCGCGTGACACTGATGACGTCAGCACAGGTCGCCAAGTCTACATTCATCGAAAACGTGCTTGGCTATTTCATGCACTCGGACCCATGCCCGATCCTCCATGTGTCACCCACAATTGAATCGTGCGAAATGTTCTCGAAGGAACGTCTTGCGCCGATGCTTCGCGATTCACCCGTGCTGCGTGGTCTGGTCAAAGATGCCCGCTCGCGCGACAGCGAGAACACGATACGGAACAAAAAGTTCCCCGGTGGCATGCTGGCGCTGGTCGGTGCTAACGCACCGGCTGGTCTCGCATCGCGCCCGATCCGTGTCGTGCTGTGTGATGAGGTGGACCGATTTGAGCGCAGCGCGGGCACCGAGGGCGACCCGATCAACCTCGCCGTCAAACGTACCACGACGTTCTGGAACCGTGTGCTTATATTTGTCAGCACGCCGGGCAACGAGGGACGATCACGGATCAGTGAGGAATACCAGAAAGGCGACATGCGTCAGCGGCATTGTGCGTGCCCTGAGTGCGGTGTGTATCAGGTGTTGGTGTGGGCACAGGTCAAGTGGGTCAATGGTGACGCGCTGACAGCACGATACGAGTGCGAGCATTGCGAGGCGCATTGGGATGACACGCAGCGCAACGTCGCTGTAAAAGAGGGGCATTGGGTCGCGCAGAAGCCGTTTAACGGCAACGTGTCATATCACCTGTCGCAGCTTTACAGCCCGTTCGCACCGCTCGCTGACGGTGTGCAAGATTTCCTTGAATCCAAGGGCAACCCCGAACTGATGAAGACGTGGGTCAACACGTTTCTTGGCGAGACGTGGAAAGAAGCTGGTAAGCGGCTTGAGTGGTCTGACGTTATGGCAAACCGTGATGAATATGTCACACCCATCCCAGAAGACGTGACACTGCTGACCGGATCGGTCGACGTACAGGATGACCGCTTCGAGGTTGAGGTGGTTGGGTGGGGCGACGATTACCGTAGCTGGTCCATCGACTATCATGTCATTTATGGCGACCTGTCGGCACCTCACGTGTGGCAAGAACTCAGGCAATATCTCAGTCAGGTGCGCGAACACCCGCTTTTTGGCGACATAGGTGTGCGGATGTGGTGCATGGACTCAGGTGGTCACTTTACGACGTCTGTTTACGACTTTTCGGTGACTGTGCCCAACCTCGTACCAATCAAGGGTGTGGGTGGTCCCGGTAAAGCGATGGTTGGTAAGCCGTCAAAGAACAACATACGCGGTATCTCTGTGTTCATGCTCGGCGTCGATACGATTAAGGACATCGTTACCGCGCGCATGAAAGCAAAGCGAGTTGACGGCGTCAGCGAAGCCGGGTTCTGTACGTTTCCCCTGAACGACAAATACAACGAAGATTATTTTCGTGGTCTGACTGCCGAGGAACTTCGAACACGTTTCGTCAAGGGGTACCGTAAGGAAGAATGGTTCAAGATACGACCTCGTAACGAACCGTTTGACTTGCGCGTATATGCTACGGCGGCACTCGAAATGCTGTCGGTAGACCTGAACGCGCAACGTCGCGTTTCGTTGCGTGAAAAGGTAAAGCGTGATATAGAAAAGGTCATGCCGCGCAAGAAAACAACGAAGAAACGACCCGACACGAGTTGGGTGAATGGATGGCGAAATGATTGATCCCTTTGCACCGACGTCGACCGAACCTGACACAGTTGTAGCGGGGTCTCACTTCGCATGGTGGCTGATTTTACCTTTCGATTCTGCTGCCGTTTTGGTCAAATACGCCTTTTTACAAGGCGATACGGCTGCTGAAGTCGTCGGTGTTCACTCAGACAACGCATGGACATTCACGCTCGACGGCACATTCACGGCTGCGCTCGCGGCTGGCCGACACCGCTTAGACTTGGTGGTGGTACGCACGTCGGATTCCGCTGAGAAGATTGTGCCGACGTCAACCATAGTTTGTTTCGCGACGGCTGTTGAACGGACGTCACATTCGCAGATTATGGTCGACAAGATCGAAAGCATTTTGTCGGGTCGCGCGGATGACGATGTGAACTCGTACACAATCAAGTCACGGTCGATCACAAAGATGGCCGTGGCTGAACTGATCGAGTGGCGCGAATACTACCTCGCCGAACTCGGTCGTGAGCCGAACGCAATTACGGGCAAGCGTCCGCAGAAAAATACTCTTAAAGTAGGATTCATTTAATGGCCCAACGCAATTACTCTGCGGCGCAGTCCGTGGCACGCTACGGTGACTTTGTACGGTCTTCGGGGTCCGCAGATTACGAACTGGTCAACAGCATCGCCGAGGTGCGTCAAAAGACACGCTTTCTAGCGCGTAACAGCGGCACGGTAAAACGATATATCCAACTAATGCAGGACAATATCGTCGGCGAAAGCGGCTTCGCATTGCAGGTGCCGAATAACACCCGCGTGGAAAATGCGTGGCGCACTTGGTGTGAACATCCGACCGTCGATGGGGTGCAAACGATTGTCGATTTTGAGCGTCAGGCGATTGCCACATGGTGTCGCGACGGTGAGGTTCTTTTCGAGATTGTCATCAACAGCGCGTTTCCTGACATGATTGCGTTGAACGCCCTAGAACCAGACATGTTGGACGAAACGCTGAACACGACAAACCCGACAACCAATAACCAGATCAAGATGGGTGTGGAAATCGACGTGCTTGGTCGACCCATTGCATACTGGTTGTTTACAGCTCACCCCGGCGACATGTTGTCAGGCACACCACGTCAGGCAGATCGCCACCGTCGAGTGCTTGCGCAGCGGATTGTTCATGTATTTGAGCGGCTTCGTCCGGGTCAGACACGCGGCGAACCGCCCGCCAGTGCTGTCGTCAACCCGATCAAGATGCTGGACGGATACCGCGAAGCTGAGACAATGAACCGTCGGATTGCTGCTGCGATGATGGGGTTCTTCAGTCGCGACATTCCAAAAACCGAAGGCATTACTGCACTCGCAACACACTCGTCTGGTAATGATGACGCTGACGATGATGAGGAACTTTTCACGATGTCGGTTGAACCCGGCACGTTAAAGCAACTGCCCGACGGCATGTCGTTCGACAAATTCGATCCGGGCGGCTCACAGACTGATTACGGGCAGTTCGAGGGACAGGTCAAGAAAGACATCGCGATGGGTCTCGGTATTTCTACATTTGCGCTCGGCATGGAAACTGCCGGTGTGTCGTACTCGACGGGGCGATCCGTGATCCAAGAGGATCGCGACTTCTACAAGGGCAAGCAGGGGTTCTTCATTCGCTTGATGATGAAGCCTATTTTCGCACGCTGGTCACTGATGCACATGATGTCGAACGGGTCGAGTATCGCACCTACGCGGCTCAACGCTACGGTCGGTGATGCCAAGTTCCGTGGGCGCGGCTGGCAGTGGATCGACCCGGCCAAAGACATCAAGGCGAACGCCGAGGCGCTTGAGACATACCAGACGTCTTACACACAGATTGCCGCCGCTCGCGGTATGGATGTGAGCGATCTTTTCGCTGAGATTGCTGCTGACCGAAAGCTGATGGTTAAGTTCGGGTTGAATATTGTTGCTGAAAGTGATATAAATACGCAACAATCTGAGGGTACGGATGACAAAGTCAACGACAACTCGTAGCGCACCACTCGACAAGGCGTCAGTTCGTACTGATTCCGATGGCGCAATTACGTTCCCTCTTTCGTCCACCCATCCGGTACGCACTTATTCTGGCATGGAAATCCTCAAGCATTCCGCTGAATGTGTTGATCTGACGTGGCTAAATAGCGGTAACGCACCGCTGTTGGATAGCCACAATCGTCATTCTGTCGCAAACCAGCTTGGTGTGGTTGAATCGGCGTGGCTTCAGAACGAGCGCGTTTACGTCACCGTTCGGTTTAGTTCGCGCCCTGAAGCACAGTCGCTTCGGCAGGACATTATCGACGGCATCGTTCGCAACGTGTCCGTTGGTTACGACATCATAACCGTCACCCGCACTGAGGGTGAGGATGAATATTACGTCACGAAATGGCGACCCACTGAGGCGTCTTTCACACCTGTCCCCGCTGACATGACTGTCGGCGTGGGGCGTTCTGCTAACCCAAACTGGGAGGCTCACATGCCGCTAGATAACGAACGTCAAATGCCCGGTGTGATGACCGACGCAGAACGTGCGACTGCATTTGAAACATCACTGAACGAAATTCGCACACTCTCCGCCGAGCATAATCTGCGCGACGTAGGCGAAGCGTTTATTGAAGCGCAAATCCGATCTGGCGGCATGCCGTCGATTGAGGTTTTCCGTGGTATCGCCCGTGCACAAATCCCTGAAGAAAATTCGCTGCGTAACGAAGACATCGGCCTGAACGCCACTGAGACACGCCGGTTCTCTTTGCTCAATATTGCACGTGCAATGCGTGACGGTGCCAGTTCCGCCGACATCGAAAGCGCGCGGTTTGAGATCGAAGCATGCGATGCTGCTGCCGAGAAATCCGGTAAGGCGTCTAAGGGTAGCTATGTGCTTCCCGCCGAACTGATGCGTTCGTGGGGTGACTTCGAAATCGACGGTATTCGTTCCGGCGCGATCCGCGCACCGCTCGGTGTGACTGCTGGTGCTGGCGGTACAGCATTGCAAGCCAACCCGAACATTCAGGACACCTCGCACCTCGCGTCTCGCTTTATCGACAACTTGCGCAACGCGCTTGTGTTGGGTCAGCTTGGTGTGACCATGTTGCCGGGTCTTGATGGCGACATTGAACTGCCGGGTGGCGATCAGAACTCAGCCGCAGCATGGTTGGGTACTGAAGCCGCAGACGCAGCCGAGACCACACCAACGTTCCGCAAGATCACCATGACGGTACACGACATCGCTGCGTACACTGACATTACGCGTCGCATGTTGATGCAGTCTACTATCGGCATCGAACAGTATGCTCGTAACCAGTTGGTGACAGCAATGGCACAGGCGATTGATACCGCTGGTTGGTATGGCGCTGGTACGGGCGGTGTGCCTGAAGGTCTCGCCGAGACTACTGGTATCGGTTCCGTGACGTTCGCTGCTGCTGTTCCTACACGTGACGAGTTGATCGACATGGACACGCTGATCGGCAACACAAACCAGACAGGTGAACCGTCGTTCGTATCCACCACTGCCATGGGCGGCGCGTTGCGCAAAGCCAAGGTAGACGATGGTTCTGGCGTGTTTCTGATGAACCGGTCGAACCAGTTGGAGATTGGTAATCCGTTCACACGAACCAACCAGATCACAGCCGGTGACGTGTTCGCTGGTGTCTTCGAAGACATGCTAATGGGCTTGTGGGGTGGCTTGGAACTTGACCGTTCGACTGAAGCCAAGTTCCTGTCCGGTGGTCTGCGTTTGCGCGCAATCCAGTCGGTCGACTTCGCCGTCGCACGCGTCGGTTCCTTTGTCCTCGGCAACGACGGCTAAACAGAAATACGGCGGGGCATGACTGTCCCGCCAATTCCCTTACATAATGGAGGCTCAAATGGCCGCTGAAGATAAATCAATGAAGAACGTCGTGGCGCTGACTGAATTTCGCATGAGCGGCACCAAAGTCCCCAAGGGCGTGGTCGTCGCAAAGTCGGATTTCCGCAACAAAGGCGATTGGCAGAACCTTTTGCACATGACGCCCCCACGTGTCGCGGAAACGTCTGATGCCGTCGGCGCACCGAAGGCTGACAAAGCTGACAAAGCTGACAAAGCTGTAATGCCGGGCGCGACCAAGTAATGCCTATGCGGTGTCTGGATACCGATCTGGACGCCGTGTTCACCTCGTCAGGTTTTGGCGAGGCGGATAGCACAGTCACGTGGAAAGGTGCGCCGTTGACCGGCTTCATCTTTGATGACGAGGACGTGCAAGTCGAACTCGGTGAGGGTGTCGGCGAAATCATGCACCAGTCCACTTTGACCGGTCCTTATTTGCAGGTTGTCGGCATAGCTAATGACGATGACGTGACGGTGGGTGCTGGCACGTTCAAGGTCAAGAACTGGTTGAACGACGGAACTGGTGTGATAGAAATCCACATGGAAAAGCAACCATGAGTCACGTCCGCACACAGATACGCGAGGCGTTTCGCAATGCGTTCATCAATGGCTTAGACGCCGCTGATTACACGATTTACGCGTCACGCAAGTACGCACGCAATCATACACCCGGCAAGGCGTTGGTCGACATACGCATACTCAATGTGAACATTGAGCAACAGACAATGGGTGACGACCGCTCACACACAGCGTCACTTTATGTCCGCGTACAGCGCAGTGAGACCGAACAAGACTTGGATGATGCGCTTGACGTAGACGAAGTGTTGTTGACGCAAATTGTCGAGGCTACGGACTGGACGTCACTTTTAGAGGAAGACCCTGAACTAATGCAGGTAAATTTCTCAGATGACGCTGAAACTGGCGCAACTGTCGGCGCAATAATCTTGCGTTTCGACGTCGAATATCGTATCAATAAAACAAATCCTGAAATAGTGAGGAACTAGACATGTCTACACACAAGGGTAAAGAGGGTGTCGTCAAGATCGGTAGCGATGCGCTGATCGAACTTCGTTCATTTGAGGTAACAATTACCGCAAATGAGGTCGACACGTCTACAATGGGTTCGGACTGGACCGGTGTAGACTCCACGCAAAATTCTTGGTCAGTCAGCGCCAACGCGTTCTTTGATCCGGCAGACCCGGCAATCGTGGCGCTCGTTGCTGGCACTAAGGTCGCTGTCGAACTTTACCCCCTTGGCGACACGACAGGTGTCATTATCCAGTCGGGCAATGCTCTTGTGACGTCCGTTGGTCGCCCACAAGCGCACGACAACGTCATCGAATATAACTTTGAGTTGACCGGCGACGGCACACTCACAACAGCCACGGTGTCTTAATATGGGTAAGTTCAAAGACGCGCTTAAATCCGAGATTGCATCGTATGATGACACCGAATGGAAGGGTAAACTCGGCACACACGACGTCGTGCTTAGCTCCAAGCCACTCACGCCAATGGACATGACGCAAATCTCGCGTAAGCACCCCAACTTCGCGCAAGCACCGTCGCTTGAGGGCATGGTCGATCTGCTGATCCTAAAGTCGCGCGACGCCAATGACAGCACCGCGTTCGACAAGACTGACAAGCCTTTGCTGATGCGATGCGGGACGTCAAAGATCGGCGACATCTTCAGTGGTTTGTTTGGTGATCAAATGGACGAGTACACCGAAGAAGACTTGGATGACGCCGTAAAAAACTAGACGAGGACGCGCTTGCAGTAATTTGTTTCTCACTCGCTGTGAAACTGAACAAGCGCGTTCGCGAAGTCCAAAGCTGGCCGATCACTGAGATACGTGAGTGGACAGCATATTTCGTACTAATGGACAGGCGGAAAAGCAAATGAGTATAAAGGGCGTGAACTTCAAGCTGTCGGCGACGAACGCGGCTGGTTCAGCATTTGCGTCCTTCAAGCGCGGCATGTCGACGGTCAAGCAGTCTGTGTCCAGTGCGCAATCTAGCATGTCTGTGTTTACGAAAGAGCAAGATCGTCTGCGTATGAAACTCATACCGGGCGCACAGGCTGCGTCGCGACTCGCTGATGAAATTCGTGATCTGGACCGCGCGCTGTCACTTGGCGTAATCAACGGCAGACAGCACACGCAAATGTTGGCAGGATTACGCGCGGGCATGGCACAGGCGTCCGTTGCTACAAATGGTATGATCGTCAGCAACCAACGCATGAACGGCTCTATGGCGTCAGCACGACCACTCATGCGGTCGTGGAACGCCGGTCTGAACAGCAACCGTCGCGCCGTCCAACAGTTCGGCTTCCAAATGTCTGACTTCGCGATCCAGATTGCAGGTGGTCAGTCTGCAATGCTTGCGTTCACGCAACAGGGTGGTCAAATGCTTCAGTTCTTCGGACCTGCTGGTGCGATCCTTGCGGCACTCGTTGCGGTGTTCGGTTCGCTGTACATCGGCATTACGCGCAGTGGCGTTGCGATGGATCAGCTATACCCATACCTCGGCGCGCTTGAAGATGATTTCCGTATTCTCACGGACTCGGTCAAGTCGTTCATTGGTGTCTTTGGTGACATGGCACGATTCCTACTGGACAGCTTAGATGTGATCATCATTGCCATGGCGATTGCTGTCGGGTGGTTTGCCGTCAAGTGGGTCGCCGGTGTCGTGCGCGCTACGATTGTCACAGGTGCGTTCTCAAACGTACTTCGCGCAACAGCGTTGGTTTATCACATGGCGGGTGCGGGCGCTGCTGCGGCCACCTTTGCCACGTCTGCATGGACAGGTGCGATTTATGTGCTGCGTACAGCCCTGATACGCTTAGGTATCCCGGCGTTGATTATCCTCATGGCGTATCTGGTTGAACGGTTCCTGACGTTGGTGCGTGGTGCCGGTAGCTTCGGTGAGGCACTTGGACTGCTCAAGGACGTTGCGGGTGATGTGTTTGAGCGCATTGCGTGGTTCATGCAGTCGTTATATTTCAGTTTCCGTGCGCAATGGCTTTTGGTTAAAGGGTCAGCAATCAATGCGCTTGCCGACGTCATCGAATGGGCTGGTTCTAACTTCTTTAACAAGATGATAGGTGCGGTTGTCGGAATGGTCGAGGCGATAAAGTCTGTCTGGTCCAACCTACCCGCGATATTTAGACACTTCGCATCCAAGGCTATTAACGGGTTCATTAGTATTATTGAACGTGGCATCAACGGCGTCATCGGCGCACTCAGTTCGGTTGCTGAGTTTGTCGGCATGGACCCTATTGACTTGGTTGATCTGAACGCGTGGAAAGCCGTTGAAGGTGATCTGACAGACATAGCTGGTAGTATCGGTGGTGCGTTTGATGACGCACTGAGCACTGATTATACGGGTCCACTCGTCGACGGGCTGCGCGTGGCTGGCAACGAAGCCGCCATTGCTTCGAATGAAGCCCGGATACTCGCCGACGGACTCGATGACATTGCACGCTCGGCGTCGCCCGCGATGCAGGCATTGCGTGACGCGATGGCCGCTGGTGAGACAAACAGCCCACTACCCACGTTTGGTGTCGTTCCCGCCGCTGGCGGTGTTGGTGGTGGTGCTTCGCCCGCAGACGACGTGCAGACCGAAGCTGACAGGATTCAAACCATCTTTGACGATCTGCAAAAGGGCATTTCAGGCACGATGTTGTCTAGTTTCAAGGCAGTTATAAACGGTACAAAGTCGTTGGGCGACGCTGCCAAAGACGTTCTGATGGACATTTCTGATCGCATCTTTGACATTCTAATGTCGCCGATCTTTGACGGTATTGCTGGCAGTATTGCGGGCAGTATCATGGGTGGTCTGAACATCGGTGGTAAGACGGGCGGTGCCATGGGCGGCGCTAAGGTTAAATCGTTCGACGGTGGTGGTGACACGTGGTCTGGTCCGCGCGCGGGTGGACTCGACGGCAAGGGTGGACGCCTTGCGATGCTGCACTCAAACGAAACGGTCCGAGACAACAAAAAGGGTAGCGGTGGTGGTTCCACTCACGTTACGTTCGGTGTCGATGTTGACGGCAGCGGCAATCTGATGCCGTTCGTCGCGAGCGTCGTACAAGCTGGAATGGCACAGCAAGATCAGGCGATGCACGGCAAAGTCAACGCAATTTCTAGCGCCAATGATCCGAGGTTCCGCTAATGCCCAATGTAGCTTTAGATAAATTCTTCGACGGTCTGGCGATTGCCGAAGTCAGCGCACAATTGGACATCGACACGTCTGTTGATGAGACCGGCGGCGGCGTGTTGAACCGTGCGACTTACGGCACGCGGCTGTGGGGCGGAACTGTGGCTATTGTTCCGATGCGTCACGCGGATGCGGATCGGGTGGCTGCTAAGATTCAGTACCTCGAAGAAGCTGACGTCACGTTCAACTTATTCATCAACCACCTTGCAGCCAACACGCCGACCACGGGTAGTTTGACGATAAGCGCCAACGACCGACGTATTGTTACACTGTCCGAGGCACGTCCCGAAGGTGATATATTTGGCGTCGTGTTTGACGGCACCAAGCGATCAATGCACCGTGTCGCGTTCGTTGACGGTCTCGTTCATACGGTTGTGCCAGCGATGCCGTTTGGCGTGGCGGCATCGGACGTCGTGACGTTCGGTCGTCCGGTTATAGAAGCCGTGATGGTCGCTGGCAGTCTGCCCGCATACCGTGCGCGCATGACAGGCGCGACATCCTTTAGTTGGAGGCAGACCTACTAATGTGGCCCCAAGCTGTACAAGAATTTCTCGCCAACGGCGGCGCACCGAATTTCCACGTCGCTGTGGTTATCCGCCCTGTTAATTTGGCTTCTGGTCAGACCGAAGAACTTAGCTTTTGGTCTGGTCATGAAGACATCGTACTCGACCTGAGTGGCAATAAGACTCTGATCGCGACTAAGGGCGCGCTCAAGGTCGATGCGCCGACGTATTCTGAGGGCACCAACATCCGACAGCACTCGACAAGCATGTTCGGATTGTCGTCGCACGCCGTCAGTCTGTTGCAGGCGTATAGTGTGCGGTTCAAGGACGTTCAGACGTGGCAGCTTTGTTACACACAGGGGTCGCGCTACATCGGCGCTCGGCGTCTCTTTAACGGTATCGTAGATGGCATGCCTCAAACAATTGCAGTCAAGGGTGGTGGCACCACACTGACGATTCAGATGGTGTCTGAAATGCGCAAGGGGACTCGCACACTGGCATCTAAAAAGTCACACGAAAGCTATCAGTTGCGCAACGGCGACACGTCGATGCAATACGCATCATTAACCGCAGTCGACAGCGATTGGTGGGGGGCACGCGGATGAGTAGGCGTGACGATTGGCCGGTGCGACTTCAGGCATGTATCAATGAATGGTCTGCGGCACCGTTCGAGTTCGGCGTACGTGACTGTGCGTTGTTCGCGGCTGCTGCTGTCGAAGCGATGACGGGCGTCGATATTGCGGACGGGCTGCGCGGATACAGTAGCGAGGCTGAAGGTCTCGCAATCGTACGTGCCGCAGGGTTCCATGATTATACCGACGTTTTTACAAAAATGTTCCCCGCTGCTGACCGCTTGAGAGTTGGCGACATAGCAATGGTTGAACGGCAAGATGTTGTCGCGATGGGTGTCGTACAGGTCCGTGGAATCTACGTCATGACGCCCGTGCGTGGTTTGGCGCTCGTACCGCGTTCGTGGGCAAAAAATGGAGTGACTATTTAATGCCGAATATTTTAGCAGGTGCCGTAGTTGCGGCACTCGGCGGCGCTGCGGTTGTCGGTGCTGTAGGTGTCACGATCATCACTGTCGTCAGCGGTTTGATTGTCTCTACGGCGATCAGTGCGCTCACAGCAAAGAAGCCGCGCGCGCGAGACGTGCCCGGCATCATGACGAAATTTACAGGACAAGGCGACGTCACGCCTCAGACGATCATCGTCGGTCGTTACGCAACAGCCGGTCACATGATCGCACCAGCTTATGCACACACGGGGGCCACATCGTCTGCATACAGTCTTGACGAGATACGCAACGCAGTTAACGCAACGCGCATCAGTGGGCCGCACGGCGGCGCTGTTGCGGGCATGTCGGCACTTATCAGTTCTGGTGCCACTACAGGCTTCGGTGATGTTGGATATGGCGACTTCGCAACTTTCGTCATTAACCTCGCTGACGCGCCCGTCGAGGCATTGAACACGGTCTATGTGGACGGCATACAGTTCGACCTTGCCACGGAACTGACCGGACCCGGACACGACGCGTACGGCGTGTCTGTCGCGTCAGGTCAGGGGCGCGATGATTGGGTCGGGCACCTGTGGGTCAAGTTCTACGACGGCACGCAGGTCGAACCGGACGGTTATTTGCTGGCGGCGTACGGACAGCACCCGACGCGCCCTTGGAACCCGCTGAGTGTACACAAAGGCGGTGCCTATGTGATCATAACCGTCAAGCGTAATGACACGCTGTTTCGCGGGGTTCCGACGTTCCGCTTCGACGTCAGCGGTGCCAAGCTGCATGACCCACGAACCGACACAACAGGCTTCACGGTTAACCCGATTACGCACATTTACAATATCGTCAAAGGTATCACATTGCCTGATGGTCAGCGGTTTGGTCTCGGTGCCACAGACGTGCCCGACGATTGGTGGTTTGCCGCAATGGACAGTTGCGACGCACTCGTCAGCATAGATGGCGGTCTAACGGAAAGTCAGTACCGCGCAGGGTTGGAGATAGCACTTGCCACGCCCGATGCTGGTGGCATGGACCCACTTTCGGTCATTGATGAGTTGTTGCCGGCTGCGTCAGGTGCTTTTGCTGACTTGGGTGGTCAGTTGGTTATTCGTTCCGGTGGACCATCTACGTCGGTACTGTCGATCAGTGACGCGGACATTCTTAACAGTCGCGATCAATCGTACAAGCCGTTCGAGGGTCTGGCGCAGACACATAACGCAATCGGCGCGACGTTCCCGAACCCGTATGCAAAATGGGAACCGACTGAGGCACCGTTGCGTGTTGACGATGCGACTGTTGCTGAAGATGGTGAGCGGTTGATTGCAGGACTGACGCTGAACAGTGTACCTTACCCGAACCAAGTACAGCGTTTACAGGTGGCGTGGCTGAAGGACGCTCGCCGTCGTCGCATGCACGTCATCGTGCTACCGGCCAGCCTCGACCGTGTGACTATTTTTGATACTATCACATTGACGTCGCAACTACATAATTACACGGACAAGCTGTTCGAGGTAAAGGATTACACGCCCGACCTCAAGACGGGTGCATTCCAGATCGTTATCCGTGAAGTCGACCCGGCAGACTACATTCCGTCACTCAGCGACATACGACCGCAGGTCATTCTCGACGTCGTACGCACGCCCGCTGACGGACTCAGTCTTGAGTTGGTGAACGCGTTTCCGCACGCTGTGAGCGATACGGTCGCCGCGATCCGAATGGTCTGGTCGTCGCCGAGCGATAGTATTCTTGCGGTATCATGGACGATAAGTCGGACATCGAACGCCGAGGTTGTACTGCGCGGGTCGACGCTGGAACCACTCAGCGGTGTCGCTATCGTGTCGGAGGGTATCTTACCGAACACGACATATACTGTCGTTCTACGACCAGTCACGGATGGTCAAAAAACGATTGCCAGCGACCCAATCATACTGACGACCTTTGATATTGGCGTCGGCAGTGATGTGTTCTGGGCCGATCTTGCCGAGCGATCACAGTTATCGTTTGACGCGTTTAGTGCAAGCTACGACTTCATTTTTGATGAGATAGCCGAACTAAATATTGAATCGCGCGTGTCGCAGTTCATGGAAGACGCGCGTGTCGAAGGTGTGGTCGATGAACAGACGAACTCATTGAGCGCGCAAATCGGGGACGTACGTGCCGACCTGAGTAACAACTATTACACCATCACGACCGCCGACCAAGCAATTTCCGCAGTAGTTACAACGCTGAACGCTTCCATTGGCAGCGTCAGTTCAAATCTCACCACGAACTACTTGACTACCGCAGGTGTCAACTCGGCGATCTCGACACAGACGGCTTCACTGACAACAACTATCAACAACAATACCAACAGTATTAGTAGCGTGATCAGTTCAGTGAACGGCGTGCGGGCACAGTATGGCGTCAGGATCAATAACAATGGTGCGATGTCGGGTTTCGGGCTTATTTCCAACATGGTCGACGGCAACGCGGTATCCGATTTCATAGTAGACGCTGATACGTTTCGTGTCGGCACTAGCACATCAACAGGGACTTATGTCAGCCCGTTTCAGGTTATCGGTGCAAACACGTTCATAAAAGACGCGTTCATTCAAAACGCCGCAGTAGGTACGTTAAAGTTAGGCGGTAACGCAGTGACCGTACCCACTTCATCGACAACCACGAACGTGCTGACTGGAAGTACATCATGGCAACTGGCTCAGGGCGTCGGTGTGGTCATGGATGCGGCGGGGGTTCTCGTAATTAACTGGACCGGGCAACACGCATACATCGGGGTTGATCTGGGCGTAGGGTACAGTCACGATCTAAGACTCGACATCAATGGTTTCACAGTCTGGGCGCGTGGCGGGACCGCAGTCAACGATTACCCGACAATACTGTGGTCACAGTTCATCGGACCCGGCGTGCACATCATTCAAGTGTACTGGAAGGCACAAGGTAGTTCCCTACGCCTTGGTGTGAGAACTATATTAGCATTGGGTGCAAAAAGATGATTCATTATCTCGTACACGATCATACAGGGTTCATTTTGCAAGCAGGTACTTCAGTCGAAGTGCCAGAACTGGAAGACGGACAGACGTTACAAACACTAGAACAACCGTTGCCTAATCCGCAAGATTATTACTGGAAAGGTGAATTGTGTGATATACCTGAGAGACCGACACGCTTTAGTGTGTTCAACCCCTCGTCCGAAGTGTGGGTCAATGCTGATGACGATGAAACTATTGCACGTGTCAGGATCACAGGGGCGTTTGAAGTGAACCGTGAAGTTGATCAGATCAGACAGTTATTCGTGACGCCTATAACAGGTCAGGATGGCGTTTATCGTGAGAAACGAGACGAGGCAATCGCTTACCTCGCAGCCAATCCGCAACCGACTGACATGTCAGACTATCCGTTCATATCGAACGAGACGGGTGTCACAGCACCGACAGCTTACGAATTGGCTCAACTATGGCTGAACCTAAATGCGATGTGGGTAAGCGCCGCTGCTGCGTTCGAGAACGTCAGAATGGTGGCTACTTTGGCAATAGGTGTCGCACTGTCAGTGAACGAAATTGAGACGATCATGACGACTGCGAAAGCTGATCTCAAGTCGTTGTTGGAGAATTAGAATGTGGTACAGAACCGGCACGATCACACTCACGAACGGCAGCACGACAGTCACCGGCGTCAACACTAACTGGATTTCGCAACAGAAAGGTTGGATTCTAATATCCGAGCAATCGGCGGTACTCTACGAAGTGGCGTCTGTCGTTTCATCCACCGAGGTCCAACTGACTGCGCCGTTCGATGGTAGTACGGCGTCAGCGTTGGAATATGCTATCATCCCAACTATGTCGTTGAATGTCGACCTTGCCGCACGGATCAGCACATTACTCACTTCGTTTACCACAAGTCGCGACTTGTGGGCGACGCTGGTTGATACATTCAACGCGTCGACATATCAGCTTTGGTTGAGCGAGGGAAACACAGGCACGATTGATGACTTCCTCGCGTATCTTGTCGGTCCAGAAGGTGATCCCGGCATCAGCGCGTATGATGTTTGGTTGGCTCAAGGTAACACCGGAACTGTCGCTGACTTTCTTGACGATATTGCCGCTGGCGCAATCACTACCAGTGCCGCCAGTGCTTCAGCGGCATCGACGTCTGCTGGTACAGCCTCGACAGCGGCAACAGCCGCCTCGACAGACGCCGGTACAGCCTCGACAGCGGCGACGGCGGCATCGACGTCTGCTGGTACAGCCTCGACAGCGGCAACCGCTGCTGCGACGTCTGCTGGCACAGCCTCAACAGCGGCAACAGCGGCATCGACGTCTGCTGGTACAGCCTCGACAGCGGCGACGGCGGCATCTGATAGTGCTGCGACATCTGCC